TTGACACGATCAGCAACTGCGAGAGCCATTAATTAAGCCTCAGATATAGAGATAGAACCAGCAGTGAAACGTAATGTATCACCTGCCGCAATTGTCTTAGCCGTAGTCAGTGCACCGTGGTACAGCAAATTACCAGAAGAAGATGCGTCCCATATACCAAAGTGCGTGACTTCTGTCCACGACGAGCTAGCGTGGGAATTTGTAAACTCTATTGTGTTACTGCCATCTGGCCCCGTCGCAGTCCCACCAGAGGCGGCATTAAAATCAATAGTGGCTCTAGAATACCCTGTCCTGTTTGCGGCGGATGCGTCAGAAAGTTCTGCTCCCGATGCGGCATCTGTAGGATCAGCAGTATGCAAAGCAAGATATTGATTGGTAGGCTGTGTAAACGCAGTTGTACCAAGAGCGTGATCTAGAATCTTGTTCTCAAGGTAATTGGATTTACTCATATATATCTCCTAAAAGAATCAAGGGGCCGAAGCCCCCCGACTCAGTTTTATTAAGCGAGAGTATCGCGGTCTACCTCATCAGCAGAGGTGTCGCCTATTTCACTAACGTCCATCATTACTGCGTAAACACGAATTTTACCAGCAGTATATGTTGAGCCGTCACCAGCAAAAGTTAGGTCTAGCGTATCCGCAGTAGACAAAACAACATCCGCAGAAACAGTGACGCTAGGAGCATAAGCACCGTCAGCCGCACCGTCAATGTCAAACGCTGTAACATACTCATCTGCATCTGCTGTACCCAAAGTTGCAGTAGCGTTGGTACCAGAATTCATGGTTGCACTATTTACAACCTGAAAGCCTGCGGCCAGAATCTTCGTATTAGCAGGAACAGTGATAGCTTGTACCACGTCCCCGGCAGTAGAAGAAATTGCCTGTGCAGTCAGGTCAATAGTATTTTCAACCATGTACGGATTACGCCCACGTTGAGAGTTGCCAGTAGCAGATTTGAGAGTAGATGTAATTGTAGCCATTTCTCAATCCCCCTTATGCTAAGCAGTATGCCGCAGTAACGATTGCTTCAGGACGAAGAATCTTGCGACCATACAAGTGCATACCACGAACGATGTCAGCAAAGCTGTCAGGATCACGGTAAGTTTCAGTCTTATTAATCTGCTGAGCAGTTGCTATAGCAGAAGAATGACCAGCCACGATTATGCCCATATTACTAGCATTCATACCACCTACTGTCGCTGGGCCTGTGCCTAGTGCAGGTAGGTTGTTAGAACTATAAACTTGGAAACCGTGCAGATTATTAACAACAAGACCATTTTGAAGTCCAGAACCACCGAAGTCTGCATTTAGAAGACGTGAATCTTCGTCTTTCAGCATTTCGATAAATACTGGATCAAGAACAAGCCAACGTCCTTGAGTATCTACGTTTTGTTGGTCAAGTAAACGTGCCATACGTGCAATAACTTGCAATGGGAACGCATTACCTGTTGTGCCAGACTTGGCGTTGGTTGCTCCACCAGCACGAGGCTCAAGACCAATGCACTGATTTGCAGTACCGGCAGTGCCGTCTGCTTGCGTAAAGTCTGACGCATCCAAAGACATAGAAGCTAAAAGTTCAGCACCAACTAAGTTTGCACCGTCAGATGCAGACGTAACAGCCTTGTTTCCATTAACAGTTGTGTTAACGGCATTAGGTGTGCCGTGAATTGCAGACTGTTTGAAACCTGACAGGTAGCCAAGGACTTCTTGATCATACTGATCACGCAGGCGATAACCGGCACGATCTGTAGCCATTTGCATAAAGTTGACATGAGAATGTGCTTCTTCAATGTCATCAATTTTGAAAGCAAAGTAGTTTGCTTTATCAATTGTGAGAGAAAAATCCTCGTCATCGATATCTTGTGGAGTAATAGTTGTACCACGAGCATAATCTTTGACTGTGATTTCAGGCTCTTTGATAATCTTGACTGAGTCACCCATCTGAGCGATCTCGCCAAAATAATCGTTGTTCGTAATGCTTTCTACAATAGAAGACTTACGAAAAGCAAGTTGTACCTGCTTTGAATATATTACGGGGCTAAAGTTACCATTAGGTAGGTTACCGTAACCCGCCGCTGTTGAAAATGCCATGATAGACACTCCTTTATTGCGTAGGTTTAAGGTTTGTGTAACTCCGCCAGAGGCCATCTAACATCAGGGTGGCTATCTCACCGGCCAAAGTGAGTCGCGGCCTGAGTAGGTAGGGTATTCTGAGAAGGGCGGACGAGCGCAACCATTACCGCATATCTCTGGCCTGAGATAATAAGTAACAGTTTTGCTTATCCTAGTAAAACGACGGGTGTCCCTAAAAGGGGGCCATCTGGTTGATATTATTGCGCATAGTTATATCCGCAAACATAAATTTGTCAAGTGTTTATCGTGCTGATCCAGACAAATCATAAACAAAATTTCCAGCACGAATTGCATCCGCAATTTTGTCCTGCTCTTTTTCATACTGCTCTGCTGTCATTTTAGCTACGTCAGACTCTTTGATGTAAGATTTAGATTCATCACTTTCGGGAGAAGATCTCTCTGACTTGGCATTTACAGCTTCTGCCGCACCTTTTACTTTACTAGATTTTTTACTCGCTTTGATACCTTTGTCAGCTTTGTACAAATCAATTGCTCGACCCGCTGATATTGCGTCTGTATCATTGTCGTACAGCGCATCCTGCACCCATTTAGGCTGTTCATCAACCCAGCTATGAAACTCTTCAGTTTCTCTAATTTCTTCAAAGTCTGGATGTAATCGCATAAGTTCTGCTTCAGCTTTTTCACGTTTTGCCTCAAGCTTCATTTCATCTATTTGTTTAAATTTACTTTCAAATTCAGACGCTTGTTCATGCGCCTTTTTCATAGCAATTGTTTCTACAATCTGCGCAACGTCTGGATACTGTTCCATCCATGCTTCTAGTTCAGATTCTGACTTGGGATAGGCAATTTCTTTTTTTGTAGATGCTTCTAGCTGTACACGCAATTCGTCAATCTGTTCTTTTAATTCACTTTCAGTTTTCTGAGCGTGTCTACGCAAGTCGCCGTATCTTTTCTTGAAGGTCTTTTCCTCTGCACCTTCTGGCTCTGGACTGTCGTCTTTTTCTTTAACTTCTTCTTGCGGTTCTTCTTTTGCTTTTAATAACTCTTCAAGTTCCGCTTCTTCTTCTTCAATGCGTTGCTTGTTTGCGTTACGTTTAGCAAAGCCAGATGCGACTTTTACTTGCTCTACTTTTTCTACTATTTCAGTTGCTGGGGTTGACATATTATTTCCTTTACGTCTGGGGCTAACGGTTGCCGAAGGGCGTTAGGTAGCCAGTTAAATGAAATCACTTTTTACGTGATGATTTCAATGCACGTTGTGTTTGTTTTGCTACGCCGCCTTTGGAGAACGATATTCCACCTTCATCTGAAAAATCATCTTGACTGTATCCTCCAAAATCTCCTGTGCCTGAATCTTCTGAGTCTGCATCATCAGCAGAACGCTCTTCTCCTCTTTGCTCTGCAAGTGCCGCCCTTACTTCAGCAGTAATATCTTGTCCTCGTTGTGTGGGTTTATCTGCTTCTGCTTCTCTTATTGATTTGCCTTCTTCGGCGTCTTCCAATAAATCCCTAATATTTGTGGCAAACTTTTCGGCGTCGTATTTGCTTACAACACCTTCTATTCCCTCATTTTTATAATCTTCAAGATTAATATTATATTCATCAGCAATTCGTTCTATAGCGGCAGTTCTACCTAAAGTTGTTTGTACACCTGCAAATATCGCACTTGTTGGATTTGCAAGATTGCCTATTCCCAGTTCGCCTGTCATAAACGGATCTTTTGCTGTTAGCTTAGCAAATTCAGGATCTAGAGCGGCTAAAGTGGAATTAATTTGTTTATCTCTAGTCATCTGGGCTTGACGTTCTGTTTCCCTTTCCTCTCTGCCTGCATCATTATCATCCTCTTGCTGTACGATAGGCTGAGCGATTTCGGGTGCCTGTGTTACAGCCTCCTCTGCTGGCTGATATTTATAATTAGCAGGAATAGTGTAGCCTTGCATAGGTTTGCCATTATAGAAAGGCACCATTAATATTTCACCATTGGGGCCAACATATCTACGAAGCTCTGGAGAAATAGGTGCTTGACCAACAGCTTGTCTAGCTGGGTTTGTTACATAAGGAGTCTGTTGCGGTGGGGCAGACTGTGTTGGGCTGTATCCTGTAGTGGGCATGTACCCAGTGGTAAATTGTTGTCCGGGCAGGTACACACCATTGCTCGCATATACAATACCACCTTGCGCAAACTTCATCGTCTCAGGATCATTAGGATCAAATCTATCGATAAGCTGATCAATTTCATCGTCATAAGCACCTTCATCATCTATAGTTGCTTCTTCCGAATTACCCATCTGG